TCGTCGGCAGCGTCAGATGTGTATAAGAGACAGGCCAGCTCAATGCGCAGGCTCGGCTTTTGCATTTTGTTAAAATTCAACGTCTTTGGCATTTTTTATACCTCCCAAAAAAACAGCCCACTGAAAATTCAGCAGGCTGTGTATTTGTGTTGCTTATATGGCGCTTATTGACTTATCCTCTTCGATATAGGTAATCAGCGTTCCCTCGCTGTCGCTTGGCAGTGCTTTGAACTCAGCGTCAATAACGCTTTCCTTGTCCTTTGCGAACGCCAGTTCGATGCCGCTCTGGTTGTTGCCCACGATCATAACCCATATATCTCCGTCAACTGCGTCGACATGGTGGAAACACAAAACATATCTCTTGCGACGCATATTTTTCAGACCACCAATCTTGACAGTTCTACGTTTCTTGCTGGTATCTTCTGTAACTCTTGCAGTATCGCAGAGAACGTCAAGGGTATTGCCGTTGAATACCATGATACCAGTTTTCAGTGTAGCCTCTTCTTCGGTGATGATTGTCTTCTGGTGCGTGCCGTCATCATCACTTGCGGTGTAGAATGTAGGTTTATATGACAGGGTTGCGCCACCCTGAATATAGCCCAGCACATTGGCTTCGGTGCAGATAGTATCAACATCTGGCACTGTTTCACCGCTGAAATCCTGATAGTAGATATAACCGCTTCCAAGAATGATATTGCTTGGGGCTTTCTTTGTCTCAGCCATTTCAATTCCTCCTTTTTAGATTTGTGATTTATGTACGAATAATTTTTCAACAGATTTTGGGCGTTTGTTATTACTATTTAGCGTCCTTAAAATCTCTTTATGCCAAACGCAAACAAAATCGTCAGGCGCTTGCAGTTCCGAAATAAATACTGTGTTTTTCTCACTGATTTTTCTCATGTATTTCCAAAATTCAGAACTATCAAATTTGCCTGTTGAATAGCCTGTAACGCCAGTATATGGTGGGTCAGCGTATACTACAGAGCCGTCAGGAATGTCAACGCTGCGATAATCGGCACAGGTAAATTTTGCTGTTTTAAGATTTTCAATGTCTCGCATTATAGCATTCCTACCTTGCTTGGCATAATTGTCGCCCCTTTTGTTTCGGGCATAGCCGCCAAACCATTTCGCACCAAACGAACACGTAAAGCCCACAAAACCAGCCAATGCCTTATCCTCGTCCTTATGCTCACGAATATATCTATATTGTTCCTCAGATACATTTTCGGGCAAGTCATAGCCGTTTTGTAATGCCTGATACATAGCTATCAGATATGGGTGTAGGTCATTGCATATAACATTTTCAAAATGTGGTGCTAATTTTGTTTCGATTGCACAGCTGCCACAGAACAAACTTACAAACGTCTTAGCATTTTCTTTTTTTTGTAAAATAAGTTCTGAAATAGGTTTTGCAATTTTGCATTTGCCGCCTAAATATAGCATTGTTCCTTCCTTTATTTCAAATAATTGGTAAAAGAATATCTTATCTGATATTCTTTGCTGTCTTCAATCCAGCTTTCAGACTTTTCCAAATCAAAATCCGCAAACTGTTTTTCAACAGCCGTTTCTAACTCTACGTCGATTTTCCTAGTGTACAATTCAATGACTATCGTCTGCTCTCGCAGGCTTGCGGGGTGCATATCGTCTCCGCTGTCTATGGTGCTTTCACGATAGAACACACAGTATGGCGTTTTCATTTCATCACGTGATGAATAGTATGCGACCTTGTCTTTCAGTTCGTCGATAGCCGTTAATCGTGAACGTATATCAGCCAATGTCAAATTCATTTCTTCAACCTCGTTTCTATCAACTCAGGCAGTGCCTTTTGTGCATATTCCTCAACAGGTTTGATATGCACAAATGCCTTTACTCTGCCCTTGCCACCTTTCTTTGCGTGACCATGCTCCAGCAGATGTGTCAGATAGTAGTATTTTTTGTTACGCACAACAACACGCTTGTTGCCCGACTTAGCGTATACTGTTTCGGCTTTCCAGCTTTCGGCATACTTGCCTGTTCGACGTGGTGACGTGGTTTTCAACTTTTCGATGCACTGGTCTGCAACCTCGTCGATACAGCCGTCAACTATCTTGGCGGTTTCTTCACTGTATTCTTTCAGGTCATCAGCGACCTGTTTTGCCAGCTTGCTGACATCAATCTCGACCGATTTCATCAGTTATCACCGCCAAAACGTTCAGCCGTCAGTTCAATGGCTGTTCCTGCGACATATGTGCGTATGATACGATATTCCCGACCGTTGTAGAATAACATATCTTCATCATCATAGTCATAGTAATCTGCCATTTTGATTTTCAGCGTAGGTTGAAACCCTGCCTGTGCGGCACTGTAAAATTCAGAACGTGAAATTGATGATACCTGACAGAACACTTCTTTGGCATTCTCCCAATCAACGACCTTTTCTTGGTTTCCTATCTTGTCTGAAACTATCTTTGCTTTGGCGATTTTTACAACATCGTTGAACATCGTTAAATTCCCTCCGTGTAGTCCTCGTTCAGACTTAGTGCGTCTCGCAGACGCTCGTAGTTCTTGCGGAAATCTTCGCCTTTGCCGTTGAAATCATACTGCCATTTGACATAGTTTTCGATAGCTTTTTTCAGAATTGCACTGCAATCATCAGCGTCAAAGGGAACGAACACGCCCACACGCTTCAAGTCCTCCATGCAGGCGTCAACGTTTGACATAATGTCGCTATCTAGCTTGTTGTGCGATATCCTCAGCGATTTTTTCAAACTTTCTAGCATTCGTTATGCCCCCTTTATCATCATGATTACTTACTCTTCTTCGTGAGTGTCACAAGGCTGTTCTTGTCGACGACCTTGCCGTCTACCAGCATGATACCCTTTATAACCTGATCCTCAGTGTCATTATCCTCATATCTCTTGACTGTCATCTGGAGATTTGTGTTGAGGATATAGTCCTCAGGGCGGAAAAGGAAAGCGACGATTGTGTCAGCCGATACAGCGTCGGTATAAGCGTCGATATCGTCTGAGAACACAACAGGTCTGCCAAGAACTGATGGCTGCATATCGCCGTTAAGACCATAGTTGACCCTTGCGATAGGCTGTCCCTGAGTATCTGTCATTGCCTGGATAGTGCAGAATGTTGACCAGTTCATAAACCACTTAACGCCTGCTCTATAACCTGACGGAATTTTTGATATCATATTCCACAGGGTCTTGTATGTAATGCCGCTTGCCAGTGCAATGTCTACGTTCTGACCGCTGACAACAGTTTCCGTCAGAATACCCTTTGGTCTGGTTGTGCCGTCACCCTTGATGATTGCTGTTTCGATAGCAGCGATCATTGCATTTGTCACCTGATTAACGAACACAGTTTCGAAGAAATCAAGAGATACTACCGAAACTTCAAGTGACATTGAAATCGGGCATCTGAGCTTGAAGTAACTGAAAGTGATTGAGCCTGTAGTCTTCTTCTGTGTGTCAGAACTTGCGCCCTCAGCGACCCATGTTGCAACAGGCTTGGCGCTTGAAGTAGGGATTGTCACGCCACCCTTGATATTTGTCTTTGTGACAAGGGCATAGATCTGGCCGTGTTCCTCCAGCTTTTCAACGATTCTCTGCATGGTTGTTGACGGAATAACAGCCGCAACATCAGTGGTCTTTGTGTTCTGTGCCTCGTTCGCAAACTTCGCAGGGATTGGTGTACCCTCGAGAACGTTGTGCATAAATGCAGTTCTGTACTCGATACTGTCATAGATATTTGATGTGTGTGTGATCGCATTCTCGCTCATCTTGTTTTCATTCCTTTCAATGATATTTTTCATAGTTTCTGACGCATGGTCCTTTGTCATAGCGTTCAGATTCGCCTGTGCCTTTGCCGCTTTCTCAGCGTCATTCATCAGCTTTTCAGCTTCCTCAAAATTACCCTCGTCGATAAGAGTCTGAGCCTTGTCAAGCATTTCCTGTCTTGTCATTTTTATAACCCTCCTTTAGTTTGTCAAGCCTTGCCTGTGCTGTTATCTTTTTATCAGCACGCTCAGCCTTCATTTTTTCGATTACGTTCTGTGGTATGATATCGCAGTAGGCCGCCACCAGCTGTGACTTGGCGTTCTTGCTTCCTGCGATTTCGTCTATCAAACCCAGTTCGACCGCTTCATCAGCCGTCAGCCATGTTTCCTTGTCCATGATTTCCAATGCCTTTTCTTTTGTCATGCCTGATTTGGTTATGTAGGCATTTGCAATGGTTTCATTGGCTTTTTGCAGGATTTCTGACATTTTGTCCATGTCATGGTAATCACCTCTTGTCGCTGATGATACGTTGTGCACCATAATTTGTGCCGTCGGTGATATATCTGACTTGCCTGCACACGCTATCACGCTTGCCGCACTTGCTGCAAGACCGACAACGTGTATTTTGACGTCACCTGAATATTCACGGATTGCCGAATAGATTTCGGACGCCGCAAAAATATCACCACCGCCAGAATTGATGTAAACGTCCAACGGCTCGCCTTTTTCGGCCGCCGTAGCTATACCCTCTAAAACCTTTGCAGGAGAAATGGCGTCAATTCCAAAATAGTCATAGATCCATTGGTCATCACTCGGAATGATTGTACCCTTGACGTTAATTTTCATCGTTTTCACCTCCCTCACCGCTGTCTATCTTTGCCGTGTCTAGTCTGACATAGTATTGATCGCCCGACGGAATGTCAGCCAGATTGAACACGCTTCGGATTTCGTTTGCGTTCATGATACCTCTGTCGAAAAACTGCACCAAATTCAGCTTAGTTGACATCGACGCAGTGCTCAGATTGAACGCTTCAAAAACTATCTTGTTACCATATCCTCTCTCAATACGGCTGAATAGTTTTCGTGTAAATTCGCCAGCCAATTCCATTACCACTGGTTCTATCTCCGATTCGTAGTAGGCGTTGTATTGGTCTTCGGTGTAGCTTGACTGCACAATACTTGCATTTGTGTTAAACAGTGAATAGATTCTCTGCGTGGTTTTTTCCATAACCGATGAATTCGGTACATAGTCTTTTGCGTCAACTTGCTTTGCGTCAGCTTTGCTGTCGACCGCCGCAACACCTGTGCCGTTCTGAACGCTCATGAACTGCTCACTAAATTCTTGCGCCTGCTTTTTTAAATCCTCAGGGCGCAGGGAACTGGTGAACTTCAACAGCCAGCGGATAATTGACGAATTTTTGATAGCCTTGACAATGCCCTGGTCTGTAGTTGTCACGATTTCCATTAATGGCGTCAGCGTTTCACTCAGCCGTTCTCCGAAAATATCGTCTTTGTAAAAATCACTACGCAGATGAATGATGTCTGCATATGGAAACGTATATCTTTGTCCGTTGAAAAACGTGAATTTCAAATACAAATCGTTGCCAATATATGCGCATTCTGCACTGTCTGCAGGAATAGGATATAACTCTGTAGGATAGCCGTTGCCGTCACGGATAATCAAAATAAATGCGTTGTTGTTCAAACACAACTGCGTTGCGACTTTTTCCAACATTTTCTGCATTGTCATGAACTCGTTAGGCTCTTCCAGCAGCATTCGCATATATGGTTCAGGGTTTATCTCGATACTGCCGTCACCATTTCGGCTATATGATTTTCTGATATGCTTTGCGGTCAGTTTTCCGATGGCCTTGACCTTTGGGCGAATACAAGCACGCACCAAGTCCGACCGATAAACGTTGCCGTCCCAACTATAGTAGCCGTTGCCGATTTCCGTCATCATCTTATATCGGGTCACTACCTGTGACCTGTTTTTAAAACGATTTATCAGACCCATTTTTTCACCCCTTTCTGTCTGTTGTTGTTTATCATGGGAACATTCCCTCCAAATGATATTTCTTGAAACATTGCCATGACTCTTTTTCTTTATAAACCTCATCATACCTTGCCTGAATGCCGTCAAGCGTCATAGCTATTTCTTGCTGATACTTCACTTCGGGATAGTACGTAACTTGCATGAATTTGAAAATCTCAGGATTAATATTCATTCCGCTCTGATATCGTGCCAAAAACGCTTCCATTTCATATTCCAAGATATAGAAAAGATATCTCGTTCCCATGCTCTTGTCTTTGGGTTGAAATACGCCGTACTTGGTTTCCAGCTCTGAGTTCTCGCAAAGGTATCTTACTTTTCCGTCCGTAGCGGATAGCTGAATATAGACAGTGCCAGCTTCGTACACTTTGCCTTTTTTCACACGTTCAAACGTCACAAGGTCAAGCAGTGGCTTGCGTTCTTTCTTGGCGTGTGAAAGAATATAGTCAGTGCGGTTTTCAAGATTTTTCAATTCAAGCCATGTTGCCATGGTTTCACCAACAATATCCTGCTCGGTGAAGAATTTCAGAAAATCGTCCTTGACCTGATTATATTCATCATCACCGCAGAGGTCTTTCAGCGTTGCCATAAGGTCATTCGTTGCCTTACGCACTTCAAGTTCGCTTTGTATCAGCTCTTTGCAGAGGTCTTTCAAAGACGGAAGTTCTTCCTTTTCAAACGTGTCAACATAGCGTGGAATGTTCAAATTGTAGTCATTCTTAGCAATTTCCTCATAGCTTGCCACGTTTGAGAATTTTTCAACAACACTGCGGCTGTGATATGTATCGGCTATTTTCTGAATGTGCTCGTTCGTCATGACGTTCTGCTTGCCGTGCTTTTCAAAAAGCTTTTCGGCACTGATAAACAAAATGTCTCTCGTTTGCTTGTTCTTGCTGAAGACGATAACATTGACAGGTATGCAGGTATTCAAAAACATATTTTCAGGCAATGAGATAACTGCGTCTATCAAATTATTTTCTATGAGTTGCTTGCGGATCCTGCCCTCTGCGTTTCCTCGAAAGAGAACACCTGCGGGGAGAATATAAAATGCCTTGCCCACGTCCGACAGCCTCGACAAGCCGTCAAGTACAAACGCATAGTCACTAGCCTTAGCAGGTGCAAGGTCATAGCCCTCAAAGCGTGGGTCTGTTTTCGGTTCCCATTTCAGTGAATAAGGTGGGTTTGATATGACAACGTCCGTCGCATTTTCCTCGTATGTGTCAACAACTTCTATGTCGCTGAACTCGTCCGATTTGCTCAGCTTATAAACTTTCTGCACTTCGTTAAGCAAAACATTTTTTTGAACAACAATGGCATCTTTATTGCGTATCACAAGGTTGAGTAATAGCACAGGGATACTCATCTGCGACAATTCTTCACATTGGAAGAAATTATCTCTATCCATTCCGACTGACAACGCTCCAGTTCCTGCACATATATCGATTATCTTTTCTGACTTTGGTGCAAGATTAGAAATCAACTTGCATAGACAATCGGGCGTATAATCCTGCTTTAGATTATTGCGGTTTGCGTTATTTTCTTGAAAATAGTCACGCAGGCAGTCGTTGTTGCCGTTGAAGCCTTGCTTGACAAATTCCTTACACAGCTTGTCTTTTTCAACTTTGTCAAGAAGTTTAGCAAGAAGCACCTGCGGAAGTTCAAAACTTTCTTTTATGCCAAATAGATTGTTAATTACTTCGGTTGTCACTTTTATCTCCTTATATCAAACTCTCAAATTCTTCCTGCCGATTATAATAGACCACATATGCGTCCAACAGTGCCGCAAGTCCGTCTATTCTCTGCGTTCGGTCAGATTTCTTGCACGGCTGAATGTTGCCGTTGACGTCTGTCTTGACAGCCACATTCAGGAAACACCATTTGTCAATTGGGTTATTGTCGTAAACAATGTTGTGTCGCTGGAATTCAGCTTTCAGGTTCTTCATCGGGTCAGACAGCGTGATAACGCCCTGTCGCACAGGTATTAAAACGCCCTTGCCAAACTCTTCTTCAAACGCCTTTATCAGCTCGTCCGAAACGTGCCAAGGGTCATAGCCGATAGCCAACGGATAAATATCTTCCTTATCTCTCAATTCCAAAAACCAGTCTAGGATAACACGCTTGTTGACCTTGTTTCCCTCACACGTCCTCAGCAGACCTTGTGATTTCCACAATTCATACGGCACACTATCTCGTCCACGTCTGTCACCTTTTTCAGCGTCAGCGTCAAGGACGGCTTGCGGTATCCAGTACATAGATTTTATATACAGCCTATCATCATCAGGCTTTTTACAAATAGCCTTTGCAGCATTCAGGTCTATATAATCAGCAGCGTCAAAACCGCCGATGAAATATCTAAACGGATAGTCCACGACAGTTTCTTCATTGTTCAGCTCGTCCCATGTCAGCCAACCGCTTTCGGTATTCTGCGGTAGGTTAAAATCCTTGACCATAACTGTTGCCTTGAAACTAGGGTCATCTTTGGCTTTCTGCACCATTTGTCGCAGATAGTCTGTTGATTTTATCGTACCCAGCCCAGGGTTTGCTTTCAGCCAGTTTTCTTCCTTATCCCATTCGTCGGGGCTATCCAACTCATAGATAAACGGAAGAAACCGGTTATTGTTTTCCGTCAGCCGTCCGTATAGTAGATTATTCGCATATTCGTATTGGGCGTCAAAAATGCCGCCACGAACAAAGCCGTTTGTTGTAATGCAAAATAAAATGGGCTGCTGTCTAGCGCCCATTGCTTGCTTTATCAAATCATAAAGATCTCGATTTTTTATTGCCGCCAATTCGTCGATAACGCCGCAATGAACGTCCAAGCCGTCAAGGCTATTTGAGTTGCTCGCAAGAGCCTTTATAAATCCCATGTTCAGTGGAAAATACAAATCGGCTGCACGCTTACGAATATGCTTGCTCAGCAGTGGCGATTGTTTTATCATTTTGTAGCAGGCGTTGAAACCTAGCTTTGCTTGGTCTAGCATTGTGGCAATGTTATATATCTGCGGTGAACCCTCTCCGTCATTGACTAGCATATCATTTTCGACCGCCGCAGTTTCCGTTGTCTTACCGTTCTTTCGACCTTCAATTATCAGGCATTCGTTATACTGACGTAGGTTGTTATCATCAACGAAGCCAAATAATGCCTGCAGTCTCGCTTTTTGAAAAAGCTCCAGCTTCAACGGCTGACCTAGTTTTCCGGACGGCTGTTTACAGAATTTTTCTATAAAATCCGTGTGCCGTGTTGCGATAGCTTCGTCAAAATGAAATTCATCAGGGCTTGCAAATCTGTTCAGCAGCATTTCCGAAACCTTTTTCATTTTCTCACACGCAACGATATTTCCGTCATAAATGCCAGTAAAATATTTTTCAAATTCCGTCAACGCTTTGCACCACCTAGGAATTCCAACAACTCGTCGCCCTCGGACTTTTGCAGGCTGTCAAGGATAATATCCTCAACTGTCTTTGCCATTGCATTGTATTTTCCGATTAGTGTTGCATATGCCTTACTTGCAGGGTGCTCTGTCTTGACAGTAAAACCATTGCCGTTTGTCGTTTCGATGATTGCACCCTCTGCTTTTATTTTTTTCTGATACTCACTCAACAGATTTTCCATGTAGTCCAGTTGATCTAACAGCTTTATGCCCAGTTCTCTTTTAGCTGGCTCACAACTATCCACAGCTTTTCGCAACTCACTCAAATTCTTCTTGATTTTTGCCATTGTCAGATTACACCCCCTTATGCGATTTTATCGTGCGTAAAAAATGACCTTTGCCCCCTCGGTATCTTAAGAAAAAATTCAGTCAAAATTTGAGGGGGGTATAGGCATACCCGATGCGTCAAATTCACATTTTGTTAATTTTTTAGGCGATTTTTGGTAGAAATGACCCTCAAAATTATCGTGACATTTTTTGCATACAAATTCGAGATTGGCATGGTTCAATGATACCTCAGGGTCACGAATGTTTGCTGGCGTCAACAATGTTCTGTGATGAACGATATATCCAGCACGTTCGTGGCATTCTTCACAAAGACCGCCGTCGATTAGTATGCGTTTGTCGATGTAAGATTGGCGACACTTCTTCCATGCCGCCGAGCGGTAAAAGGAATATGCAAAGTCTTTCATGATACCGCCCCCATAAAATAAAAATGCCACACGTGGGACACATTGCTAAGAGGTGTGTGTGGCTGATTGGTATCGGTGTCAACATCATTGCAGTATCGACCGATATATCCGCCATAGCTAATGCCATAGCGGAAGTCAGGAGATCTAAAACAAAAAAAGAAGTAAAAAAACATGGAGCAGGTTAGGTTATGGCACACCGCCCCTGCACATTGCCTGAGGGCTAGCCACTCAGGCGTAAAAATGAGGTTGGCTTTTATTGAGGAGATAACCAACTGACCTTTCGCCCTATCGGGCTATTATACAGTATAGCAGATCAATAACTGCATTTCACTGCATTTCACTGCACTCTTTTGGAACAACGATATGTTTCAGGGCTTCGCCGTGAATTTTATATATCGTTCGTTCTGAGTAGTTCATATAGTCAGTGATCCCCATTATGTATTCACCGTTTTCTTTGTTGAATTTCCCCACCCAGCGCTGATAAAAGAGATACCGCCTTTCAAGGACTTCTCGCTGGTCTGCGTCTACCACTGCGTCAATGGACTTTTCGATTTGCAGACGTTTGTCAATCAGTATCAGCGCCAGTTCCTGCTGTCTGCGTTCGTATTCTGCTATGCGTTCTATGGTGCTTGACATCTTGTCGCCATTGCAACTACCATGACTAGCACCTGTATTTTCGTATGAAATGCCAGCATATTCAAGTTGTGACCGCAGTTTCTTGACCTTATTTTCAATGATTTTCACACGCCTCTCGATTTTATAGGCGTTCTGCAAATATTCTTTTGCTGTCATTTCAACCGCCTTTCTGCACCCTGTCAGTCATTTCCGTTGATATCAGCTCCGACAGGTCAATGCCGTATGTCTCTTTCAAATAGCTGGCGTTGTTATCGTTGTCGAATTCAGCCGTGTCCATGATGTCAAACGTGCTATTCACTGCGTCGATAAATGCACGCAGGCGTTTGCCTTTCCAGCCGTACCACTTATCCAGTGTCCACAAAACAGTCGCCATTATCTGTTCTGTGATATCCTGCATTATCTCGCCTTGCAGTTCGTTATATCTTTTCTGCATTTCCTTTGCGACCTCTTTCTTGATGTCGCTTTGTTTGACGATGTTTGTTCGTGCTTTCATGGCATTTCACCAGCTTCCAGAAATTCAGGGGTGTCGAAAATATTTCCGATAATTTCGCACATATAAAAATCGCTAGGGCATATGTTTGACGTGTCACTTTCTCCGAAAAAACCAGTTTCAGGGTCAAATTTAATTTCAAAAACCTTTTTGTCAATATGTTTTGAAATATTTCTGTCGCACAGGCAGAGATCCCTCTCAAAAATCTTATTGCCGTTCGTGTCCGTCAATCCTGTATACTGACCGATTGTTTCAGGGTCAACTACATACGCTGTCATGATTGTATCAGCAAACTGTTTATCATCAATTACCAGATCTTCGCAAATAATGTGTTCAAAAACAGTGCCCTCGTCCTTTAAGTGTGGACGTCTCCTGACAACGTAATAGCCACATACCCATTCGCCATTGTCAGTGCGTTTGCCACGAAACAATATCTCACGCATCGTTATCACCGTCCATTCTTGCTCCGCTAATTATGTCTCTATTATTCATTTCTCTCCAACGAATTGTAGATTTTGGTATTCCAAAGCGTTCACTACATTCTGATAATGTCATAGTCTCGTTATTGATAGTAATATAATGATTTGTAGATTTGTTGTTTGCCTGTGTTTTCATAGTAACCCATCTACAGTTATCAGGAAAATAATTTCCGTTGACATCTATCCTATCAAGGGTGAGAGTATCAGAGTACCCATTGTTTTCTGCCCAATTTTTAAAATTATAGAAGCTTTGCCATTCGTCACATACAAATATCCCTCTCCCACCATATGAGTGATAATAAGGGTGTTTCGCTCTTGTACACCTTTCCCTCATGCCGTCCCAGATTTTATAAAGACGTGTTTTTGTAGCGTGGTGAGTTGTTATTCCGTTTTTTATAATTGAATATCCTTTACATTTTGATTTTTTCCCATAGCAGGAAGACACTGTACTTTTCGCTACTCCTAAAAATTTGCAAGCATCTTTTTCAGAATTAAAAGTAATGTTTTCTTCACCTTTGATAAGTGTATAACTTGTTGTACTATGTATCATTACTTTTCCTCTTTTCAAATATCGCATTTTGCTCCGCAGTTAGGGCAGTATGGCGTTGCATCGCATTCATCATGCCCGTACCAACCGCAGACCGAACACACAGGCACTCTTGCTGTAATATGTTTCTTCATAATCATAATTTTCTTGTTGACATTTGTATTGTCTACGACAGTACAATCATGACCATTGGTGTACTCTTCTTTTATGCCAACCTTGTTGCTTGGCACGAGTTTTGTTTTTTTGTGAAATTTCCAATACCCATGCTTGACCTCCTGCACGTCTGCGGTAGGCTGTTCGTTGATTATATCAGCGATACTACTGTTATCACCCAGAATGCCTGTTATGCCCTTTTCGTATATCGGCATACACGCCGCCGATAGTTCGTTAATCAGATTGTCTGCGTCAATATATCTTGCCATTGTTATACCTCCTAAAACGTCACCGTCACATTTAACACAGCCGCCGCTATCCAGTAGACAGCTTTTTTGTAGTCTTTTTGCACGGCGTATATAATTGCCGCTCCCACGTCCAGCAGAATCAGCAGAAGCGGGAAGATGTATTCGGACTTGATTTTTGTCATTCTATCCCCACCAATCTGACACCAGAATATTCAGCCCTAAGTGCCTGTGAATTAAATAAGCAAACCGGGGCGAGCCCGTGACTGCTGTACGCACAGCTGATGTAGACAGCTCCTGTCGGGCCGACGTCACGCACGTCGCTAACGTTGTCGGAGTCGCACCTCCACGGAGTAAGCGTCCACATGCATTTTTCAAAGAGCGGCACATAATCTCTATACTTGCGGTACTGGTCGCAAGTGAGCAGCGTTATATAATCTTCACACGTTCCGTAAGCTTTATCACCGTTATCGGCAATAAGAACAGACGTTTGCTTTACAAGATGTTCCATGTTAAAATATTCCTCGAGTACATCTTCGTTAAGAAAGCGGCGGAGAGTGGATTTCTCCCAGTTGTTGCAGCCGTCCTTGTCCTCCTCGTTAAAACGCTTTTCACACCAACACTCAGCCGTTATCGCTAAGTAGTTGCCGTTGATAATGTCAAGACATATAAAGTCTATACCCTTGTATTTAAACTTCATTCCAGGTTTTAATTTGATTTCAACCATTTTTTATCCCTCCTCAGTTCCCCATTGTTCAGCCATTGCAAAAGCAATACCTTTAAACGTTTTGCTTCTTACCTTAGCACGATCTTTGCCAGAATGACGTGTTTCTTCCCATGTGCGTGATTTACCATTAGAATATCGTCCAAACAGCTTGCCATTATCAGGCTTGTCCCCTGTATATGTTGGTCGTAGGACAGGCAGCCCCTTTAGCCATAAACACGTCGCCTTTGTGACAAACTGTTCTGAGTCTTCCGGTCCGTTTGAAAACATATATGGGTGAATTATTTGATCTGCCTTTCTGAATACAGTATTCATACGCCCTATAGGGTTTTCCACTGCAATTTTCGGTGCGTTCGCCGACACAATCTGCATAAAAAATACTATTGATTCTTCACGGTGTTTCATACGCTCGACCACCTTTTCAGCAGGTGTGCATTTCAAACTATAGTGGCGTGTAGCCACGTTCGTAAGGTATGTACACGGTGGGTGTGCGATAATCATATCCCATGTTTCAACAGTATGCTGCTTGCCGTCACAGGTGAAGAAATCGGTATTGCCATTGATAATATCCAAAACATCATTGCATATATGCCATTCAGGGTGACCGCCTGAACACATCTGAATATCGCAGCTGTATGCTTCGTGCCCTTTCGCACGGAATGCCTTGCAGACCTCTTGTGATTCTTCGCATGCTATTAATACTTTCACTTTTATCCCTCCTCAAATTTCGGACATTCCGTCACAGTATACGAATGTATCATACCGCCCTTTTGTTCCTCGTACATCCTGTGCTGATGTGTTTTCCAGCCGACAACAGGCTGTCTGTCTATCGACCAACTGCACCCTGTTATCTGCTCACCTGTTCGCTTGTCGCTCTTTGGCACTGCGTGTTTGCAATACCAGCAGAGTGTTGTAGCAGCACTGCATTTCACAGCCTCTATCTTATCTTTGAATTCTTCACAGACAGGGTGCTGATAGTTGACTACACTAGGTTTCAGACCTAGCCTTGCGCTACGTCTGCATAGCCCATATTTTCCGTTCTTCCTGCCGCAGTTGTCAGGCGATTTTTCAAAATATTTGCAACTGGTACAAAATTTGTTGTTACCCATGTTACTTGTCCTCCTCATACGGGCCCAGCCCCGACAGCACATCGAACATATGCTTGATAAATTCTATCAGCTCTTTACGGCTCTTCTTTTCAAATTCCGCATAAGGTCTGATGAATTTTTCCATTTCACGCATAACACGCACGCTGTCATTGAATGCCGCTATCACGTTCTCGTTAGGTTCGCTCTGCTTTATCTGCTTGTCCAGCTTCTGTGTCAATGCACTTTTGGCTTTCGCTGCTTGCTCCGCAGGAATGTTGTTCAGTGTGGCGGTTTTGTATAGATAGTACATAGCCAGCCAGTATATTTCATCAAAAATGTTGCTATCGTTCGGTAGTTCTTCACCACGATATGCCAGCTTGTCGATTTCTGACCTTTCCATGTTTTTCACTCCTTCTTTCTGATTTTAAAACGGCGGTAAATCTTCGTCTTCGGCCGTGTCAACATCTTTGAAACAGCCGTAAATCCTGCCCCATTCTGCGTTGTTGCAGCCGATACGTTTACTGATTTGGCTATATCGGACTTTGATGTTGTCCACCACGTTGCCTGTCAATCGGTTTTTTACAATAGCAATCTTGCTCTGAAAATTCTCTTTGTCCTCGTCTTTGTTTTTGCTATATGTTAAAACTAAATCGACCCTATTTGTGATATCACCCGAACCGCTGACACTATCTGCATTCAGTTCAATGCCGTCTGCGGTTTTGCGTGGGTGCGCTATCAGTATGACCGCCACGTTATATTTGACCGCTATGTATTTCACGGCATTTACAAAATCAGATTGCGCCCGATATAGTTCTTGGCTGAGATCAACGTCCAATGCCGTCATGAGGTTATCAATCAGTATCAGTTTGACGTTAAATCTGCGGATAGCCGTTTCAATCGTACCCAGCAATGATATCTTGCCGTCACGTTTCGCATTATCGCCGTCCAATGTTATTTCAGCCGTAACAGCTGTGTTATCGAAGATATACGCCCTATCATCATACCATCGGTTAATTTTATCGACCACATCATCGGGTATGTCATAGGTTTCATCGCCATATTCGTTGACCGAACATAAAACATTTTGTTTTCCTGCTATCTGTAAATCCAGCCAGCGTTTGAAATGATAGTCAGGCAACTCGCCCGAATAGACAAAAATCGAATACGGATTGCCGTCCAGATCTGATTGATCTAGCGCATTGGCAATTATCTGCGACGCCAGCGTTGATTTACCCTCGCCACGTTTGCCTGTGATAACTACCACCTGCCCCATATAGATACCACCGATATATCGGTCAACATCGTATATGCCTGTTTTGATATGTTCCTGCTTGTCAAGATTTACCGCCTTGACCTGCGACAGCTTTTTGACAGCCGTGACAGGTATTTCTTCGGCATTATTCACAGCGTCGCATATCGCTTTACAGCCGTATTTCTGCAGGATTGCGTTTGCGTCCTTTTCGCCCAGATAATCTTGCGCTCTGACAACTTTTAGTTTTTTGTGCGGAAATGACGTTGTGAACTGGTCAACCAGTGTTACATGACCGTGTTCATGGTCTCCAAAAATCACAATTTCGTCGAAGCTGTCCACAAAATCATAGCAGAACGGCACCCATGTTTTATTACTCTGACCGCCTGGCACAGATACCGCATTATCTATCTGACAATCTGCCACCGACAGACTATCTATCTGACCCTCTGTGACTATCAGCCTATCATGTTTTTCTGTGCATTTGTTCATGCCGAACAGTATCGGCTTCGTGTTCTTCTCAAACCACTCTTTTTGATTGTCCCTGCCTTTGACAAAATCTGTCTTGCGGTATTTCACCGATGTCAGCACGTTATTTTCATCAAAAAACGGAAACATCAGCAGATTGTCACGTTTATCGCCGACAGTGATATTGTATTTTCGTGTGGTGATCTCCGAAATTCCCCTTGACCGCAGATATTCAACCGCCTTGTCACGTGTGACTATCTTCACAGGTGGTAACGTGCGGTATTTCTTTTTCTGTTCATCATCAAATTCCAGTGGATAGTTGAAATCCCTAGCCAGCTGCACGAAATGACCTGTCATTCCGCAACTGCTCCGGAAGCACTTGAATGCCCCTGTGTCAAGATTTACAGAAAATGTATCTTTGTCATGACCGCCCCCATTGCAGTACGGACAGTATTTGAAATACAGTTCACGTCCCTTGCGGTGCGTTTCTGCATTCAGTGCCACAGCCAGACCGACCACATCATCATCACGCATTGTATATCCCATGTTTTCTCACCTCATTCAAAAATCTGTCGCACCTGGATTGTCCGTTCGCCTGCCGTTTGTGTGTGCTGCGGGAGCAGCGTATATTTCTTTATCTTTCTTATCTTTCTTTATCTTTCTTACATTGTTGTCACTTGCTTGTCGGTTGCTTGTCGGCTGCTTGTCACTTGCTTGTCGGTTTGTTTGTCGGTTGTCTTGGTATAGGTCATAGTTTACTATCGTAAACACGCTATATTTGTTAGTTGACTTGCTTGTCACTTCGCCTGTCAAAATCAGGTGACGAATTGCAGTTCTTACGTTGCGAACCGACAACCCTGTTTCTTCGGCTAGTGTACCATAGCTTGCAATCCTCTGCCCACGTTTAACAGTTATGTTTTCAAACGGCTTCGGCTCATAATTTGCGGTTATGATTAAATGAAAAAACAATTTGAACGTATTAACGTCATGATACCAACGCCAGTTTGCTATTTTTCTATCGAATTTTACAAAACCATTTTCTAGCATTTAATCACCACCCAATTTTTGAAGATAATCTCTCAAAGCGTAGTATAGTATCGCCTTTATCAGTGTGCCACTTTCTTGCTTTCGGCACGCTACGATCGTGATGTTATATCGTGCCTGCCACGAACAGAACGTTGCCAGCAATGCCTTCGGCGGCATTTTGCTGCGGTAGTTGTGCAGCAGAATATTTTCCCATAGCCTATCATCTTCGACCATCAAAAACACCTTTGCATGGTCTTCAACTGACCGCTTGAATTCACGGTCAAAACGTTCTCGCCCTTTTGTGAAATTGCCCACGATTTCATCCAAATTCGCCTTACGTTCAATAACAACGCTCTGAGCAAGGCTTACAGGCTCGTTACTAGGCTTTACGGCTTCACAGGTATAATCACCATAGTTTAATTTGTGTTGTGTATATGGCGTTTCTGTGGCTTTCAGAGCCTTTTCAATATGCCCCCACTTTTGTTCCCGACTATCAACGATAACCGAGAACGTTTTAAGTGTGGCGTCAATGTCTATCGGGTGCATTAGAATGGCACTGTGTCATCGCCTGCGTTGATTTCAACGAAATCAGACAGATTGGCGTTAGGGTCAAAACTATCGTTGCTGGCTGTTGACGGCTTGTTTTTCAATTCCTCTCGCTTCGGGATTGTGAAGTTACCACTGCGGATATCGTTCGCAGGCACAAAACGCTTGCACTGTGTGAACCAGCCTGTCTTGCCGTCCTTTTCCCATTCTTTTTCGTTGAAAAGAGCACCGACAAGCTTGCCTTTTAGGACGTTTTCGTCCCAATCTCTTTCGCAGTCGATATGTAGATTTGCATTTGAATTCTCAAACGCCTGTATCTGAGATTTGAAATAACCCAGTGACTTCTTGAACTTCGTGTCGTCACCTGTGTTATGCGGTATGCTCAGACGCATTGAACCCTTCCACTTTTTGTTCTCCCACTCGTCAGGGGTTGCCTTATACAGCTTGTCAAAAAAGCCCTTGAACTCGCCCTCTGCGATGTCGAACTGAATAGCCAGCCTGCTACCCCAATCAGTGGGTTCAACCTTGACGTTAAGAATTTTTACCACATATCCACCTGGCTGGAGCTTTGGCAGCTCTGAAAAACTTGTTGCTTCCGCCTGCTTATAACCTGTAATTCCTATCATTTACTTTTCCTCGCTTTCTATATCGTTTGGAGTTAAACCCCAATATTCCCTTATTTTGGTGTCTACGAATTTCAAATCGTTTTCAATTTCATCATCAAACATATCTTCGGGCGACTTCGCAGTAGAAATGCCTCTCGACTGCGTGATGAAATAGTGGTGGTTCTCATCGGCCGTGCAGAACAGCACAATCGAAAACAGTCCTTCAACTGTCAACTGATTGTCTAGCATCTTGCCGATGGTTTTTGCTTTGTACTTGCCGCCGTCCGTTAATTCGACGTGGTGCAGAAAGTACACGATAACGTCTGACGGCAGTTCGTTTATAACAAATTCTATCAGCCGTTCAAAACTGACCGCCATATCGGTAAATTTACCGTACCCTAATTCTTTTGCCTTGTCAAAACTATCGAACGCCATGAGATACTGGCTATCGTCAATGGAAAATGCCTTTGATTTCGATTGAAACATAGCTGCCTTTATTACATCATAACGGCTCTTGCCTTTGTTTGCCTTTACAAGTTTTGCCACTGAAAGCGTCGCAAGACCATTGTTTTTGAACGGCAACGGCTTGCCAGCGACGTTAAAAATGCTTATCTCGCCTGGCTTGAAATTTTTGAGGGAACGGCTCTTGCCACTGCCACTTTCACCCTCGATTAGAACGGGTAGTCCCATGTTTCATTCTTCCTCCTTGATTTCCAGTGGGCATTGAACGCCCACGAACGTGTCTGGTAAAAATACGATTTCGTCGGTCAGATTACACCGACCTGAACGGCGGCTGAAAAATCTGCAATACTTGCAGGCGGCGTATGTAACACCTTTGTTGTCAACAGGGAATGCGGTTTCAACTACCGCATAACCCCTGACATATTTCTGAACGCCGTTGTCAAAACTAGCACTCATAGCAGGTTCAGATCCTCCTCTTCATACTCAGCCCCTGCCAGCGTGGCAAGTTCATAGATTGAAATATCGTCGTTCTGGTTGATTTCTTCAATCAAAATCTCACGGAAACAGTCCTTGCAATAGTCCTTGTTCTGGTAGCAGAAAACATTTTCGTTTGCAAGGTCTAACTGTTCTCTGCATTTGTCACATTCGACTACTGTGTAATCACGGTCTCTGCCGCAGCATCTGCACCCGTCAGGACAGCCGACACAATCATTAGCTGTGTAACGCATTAAACCGCCCTCCTTTTATAGCAGAAAAATGCGATACCCCTATACATGAAGAAATACATTCCGTATTCACTATTAATTACCTCAGCGCCGACCTCTTTTGCCACCGCCCAAATGTCAGGTGTGAAAATCTGAACGTTTGTCGTGGCATAGTCAGACGGCAAAGCGTCACTTGTCATCATAGGGTAAACGCCTTCGGTAACAGTCCCACACTCTTGCGTTTTTTTCATTTTAAGTTCCGTTAATGCCATGACGACCATATCGTCAAGCCTTTCTTTTACTGTCATGCTTTCGACCTCTCCTCTCTAGTATCGCTGGCTCTGCCAGCTTGAAATCTTTGCAAGGGTAGCGTCTGCTACTCTCCAAACACCCTTTCAGGTGCTTGCAGTCCAAACATGAATAGCTAGTCACTTTGCTCGCCTCTCAGTTTTTCAAGCTTATCCCTCGTACTGTATATTTTTCCGTACACCTCGCCTATATCAAAGGCTCTACGCTCACATGCCGACATTCCTTCGTAGATATCGAGTATATCTGTACAGGCTTTGTCTGCGGTATCATATGCTTGACAAATCTGCTCTTTTGTGCTATCATCAATGTGTATGTTATCGGTATCTTTTGATACCTCCGAGCTTGTGCTGTTGGCAGACAGTGCAGGCTCGTTTTCTTTTAGGTACTCTGCCAAATACGCACCACACTTAAAATCTTTTTCGCATAGCGGACAATTTTCGCAACTAACAGCAAATCCTGTACAGTACTCCACAGCCTTTTCAAACTCCTCTTTCGTTATCATCGTCATTCTCCTTTTCAAAATGTATCTTTACAACTTCTACCATTGCAAGATACTCTTTAGCGTATTTGCTATCGCCATGAGTGCTTTTTACTTTTTTAGTAAATTCATCAAGGTTTCCGTTAAAACAGCCACACACAACGCCGATATCACCATTCTTACACCTGTAAAATGTGGTATTTCGATAATAAGAACCAAGTCCTTTGGCACAAACATAATCAGCGTCGCCGCAGACCCAAGCGTTGCCGTAGACCCTAGCGTCGTCATTCAACGCCTTAGCTTATCAAAACAGTGCTGTGCATACTTAGCCTTTGCCTCTCGAAACTGTGCGGTGCCTTTGCCCAGCTAATCGACGCTGTACTTTGCCGTTGCTTTGCTGATCAATTCATAGCCACGCCCTAGCCTTACAGTTCTACGCTTCGCCGTCGCTGTTTTCATCTTCATCACAGCCGTGTTCACGTTCCCATTTGTGCTGATCTATGAGGACCGCTATGAATAAAATTACAGCATATACCATAGCCAACACCATAATGCTTGCACCGATTATGCAGGCGATAAACATAGTTTCTGACACGTTTACCACCTACCCTTTGTGGATATTTCAACCTTGACAACAGGTCTTGCGGTCTCCTTCATCGCTTTCTCCAGCTCCTCACGGATTGCGGTTTCGGCTGTCTCTTTGATGTTTCGATATAGTCCGTAGATTGCCAGTGCGAACAGTGCCACACATAGCGCTATCGCTGACGCATATCTGAGGATTTCAAGTGTTGCTATCATGCTGTTCATCTTCTTGTGCTCCTTTCTTTGCAGTACTCCGCAAAGATTTCTTCGGGGTTTGCCCCGATTATCTTGCAGTACGCTACGATTTGTTCAGCATTCATGGTGCCGAACTGCCGTTCCCACCTGCTTACGGCTGTCTGTGTCATACTCAGCCGTTTTGCGATTTTTGCCTGTGTAATATCCTTGTCGGCTCTGATAGATTTCAGCCGTTTGGATATCACGTCATTGGCGGTCATTTTCTTTGCAGGCATTGTTTTCACCCCCCCCATTATTCGGCATGAACATCACGTGTAAGATAGTCCAGCGTAACGTTCAGCCATTTGGCTATCTGCAGAAGCACCGACGCTGGCATATCGTTTTTATCCTGCCATTTAGACCATGTTCTGCGGTCTATTTCGATAGTCTTCGCAAGGTCCTGCTGGGTGAGATGTCTGCGTCTCAGTTCACCATTGATGTTGTCAAATATCGTTGTTTTTTCAGCCATTTGTTACACCTCCGTTTTCATTTTGAATTCTCGTACTCGTTTTGAGTACATTATCATTATATACTCATTTTGGGCATTTGTCAACCCCAAATTGAGTACAAATACTGTCTCTTATACACATCTCCGAGCCCACGAGACCTCTCTACATCTCGTA